GTGGGTTGTCATTGACAGGTGGCATGCCCGTTCTTCAAGACTATTATTCTTTGTTTGCAAGACAGAATAATATTGGCATTAAGAGTCCCAGGATGGAAGGATTTAGAATGATGGCTGATGGAATGGGATCAAAATATCAACCCGTCACTGCCCGTGCCCGATATTCGTTTTGGCGTGCTTTCGGGATACCACCTGATGAGCAAGAGTCAATTGAGCAGGGATTTAGAAAATTGGAGACCGTACATTATCCCTCACATGAACACTTCACAACTCCTTCCTGTGCCCTACTACGGTTGTAGGTCACAATGTAACCCACCAAGAGTCTCGGGAACACCCAACGTATGAGCAGCGTTTAAGTCCCTTCCCTGATGAGCTTGGTGAACCGTGTTGCGGCGGTTCATGGCCAGCTAAGAACGCTCATGGGGTCCTTCTGATTAAATGGGCCAAAACTAGGAATAGTGCTAAAAGAGTCACCGACTGAAATGCCAAGAGACTGCACGGTTCAGCCAGAAAGGTTCAGAAGGATGTACAGTCCCCACGTCATGGGTATCCCATACATGACAAACAAAACAAAACAAAAGCGACGCAGTCAGAAGACGAAAACAAAGGCGAAGAAAACTCCCTTTGCGGACGTTGGAGAGATTGTAGGCCAAACAGTGGCCAAATTGACCGGCTTCGGAGGGGCCAAAGGCATAGGAAGATGGCTTGGTTCAGGCATTGGTTCGATTTTCGGATCAGGCGATTACCAAATGGTAGGCATGCCACCTGAATACAACGTTCTTGCCAACGGGAAACAGATTCCTAAATTTGAATCCAATGACCGCACCAACATAGTGTGCCACCGTGAATTTATCGGAGACATCTATGGGTCGGCAGCATTTCAAAACAATCAGCTCCCCATTAACCCCTCTGACTGGAAAACCTTTCCTTGGTTAGCAAGTGTAGCCAAGAACTATCAACAGTACAGGATTCATGGCCTCATCTTTGAGTTCAGACCCCTTATTACGGACTTTGTAACAGGGGGTCGCCCTGGTGTGGTAGTAATGGCCACCAATTACAACTCCCAACAACCAGCTTTCAAGAACAAGGTCGAGATGGAAAACAGTGAATTTGCTGTTTCCGTTAAACCAACTTTGCCATTGATCCATGCAGTGGAATGCTCCACTCAGGAAACATCTATCACTCGGC